TATAATAGCTGGCAACGCCATATTCAGCTCCGTTACCCTTCTCGCAAGTCTGATGGATAAGCCATTTCGTTACACCTTTCGGCAATGCTGGTGGAGGGTTCTTTTCAGGCGTGAATTGCGGATATGGCAATGCTTTTAGATAATGCGCAAGCCACCAGTCCACATCAGGCAATTGCGATACATCTACGAACTGGTTTATCCAGCTTGCACGGCTGTATACGATTGGATAGCGTCCAGTGTGTTCTCGCACATACTCAAGACACCGCACCAAAGTATCAGTGATCTTCATTTTTGTCTGCCCGTGGTCAAGCTCCACATCTAGCACCAAGCGGTCTGTGGCGGTCGGGCGAACGATATTCAGGAAGTGCTCCATTTGACTGATGGCGGATTCTCCTGGATATATCACGTGGTAAGCCATTCTGGGGACGGTGAGGTTGTCCCAACTGTAGCGGAACCATTTATCCTGATACCCCCACGAGATACCCGCACGCACTGCTACGAACTCGCATTTGGCATTTATGATGTCAAAGTTTGGCTTGCGCTTGCCGTCCGAGCTGAACTGATAAGCTGAAATGTCGATACCTAACGGAAATTCACTCATAATTCACCTCTTTTTAATTTTATCACAACCAATACCCCCAAATCCATTTTGCACCTCCATGCAAATTATACTTCTAAAATTCATAGGAACACATAAACTGAGCATATTTTGAACCAGTATTAGTTGTGGCGCTTGCATTCAAATCTTTATAAATATCAATTACACCTGTTGTATTAATTCTTGCGAGTCCGGGATTAACTCCCCAAGCACCACTATCCATTAATCTAATTGGAAAATATGTCAATTCCAATGGAGTAATCGGAGCAGAAATCGCGAAGGCAGTTGAATTGCTTGTGCCAGAAGTCTCTCTGATATTGGCAAAGCATGTTGAGCCAATAACACTAAATTTGTGTATTCCAGTCGGAACTGTACTAAAACCAGTAAAAGTTGGCGTCCAATTAAACCATTGCGGAAAGCTCTGCGGGGCTGCCGCATAGCTATATGCCTGCCCGCTGATAGTAGCACTGGCTAAAGTATAATCTGAACCGCCAGTGATGGTGATAATAGTATTGCCAGAAGTATAAGCAGTTGCTACCACATAAAAATATTTTGTGCTGCCACTTTGCACCAATTTGATTTTCGTGCCCTTCGGGAAACGATAGCGCACATCTTTGCCAGCTATTTTGAAGCTGGTAGTGGACACATAAGACCAAGTGTCGGTGTCGTAAATCCAACCGTCTAAGCCATCGCCAGAAAGTTTGCCATTATCATCTATCGTTACGCCACTGTTTTGTATTGTTCTGCCACCAGTACCATCCCAGCGTACAATGGCATTATCAGTAGAACTTGCGGGGTGTTTTGTATACTGAGTATGGTCATCATCTGCAAGCCCAGTAAGTTGTCCGTGGTCATCGTGTATTGTTGGCAACCACCCCGCGTCCAGCTTGCCAGTCGCGTCTGCGCGTGGGATTGCGTTTGGGCTTGGGGTGGTTTTTATCTCCGCATTGTTTAACACGTCGCTTGCCATGCCAGTAATAAAGGGCGCCAGCTTTCGCGCCATGTCCGTTGTTTTGTTTTTAGCCATTTTGTAACCTCACACTTAGGGGATTTTTCCAGTTTGCCGGTGTCATCAAAAGACCACCGTTTTTAGTCCATTCCATCGCGTCGCAAAAGAACCGTTTAGTTCCTGCCAGCGTCGCATTCTCAAGCGCGCCGTAAATCACGGGCTCAACCGATATCCACTTGCCGGTCGGGTCGTAATGCTCACCTACCGCACTGCCAGCGCGATAATAAAGTTTATTATCGTTCCTGATTTCCAAATCCGCATGGTCGGGTTCAGCAGGCTGTTCATAAACTACCACCGCCCTGTCAGATGTCACGCGCGCCAAAAGTCGCCGGTAATTTGATGTCCCCACCTCAAGCAACGCTTCCGCTTCGGCCAGCGCGCTTGTATCACCATTCCGATAGCTTTCTGCGTAATGCCCCGAGCGGTTATCGATAAAAACACGGCTAAAAAACTGCCCGCAGTCTGTTAAATAGTTCTGCAGTTGCTGGCTCGTTTCCGTCAGCACGTTGTTATACAAACGAAAAGGCATGTCCCTTTCGTCCGCCACCCATTCGTTATTGATATAGCGGTAGCAGTTCCCACCATGATAGCCGTTGTTTGGATCCAGCGTGATAATTTGATAATTGTTTTCGTCCGAAAAATCAGACTCAAACACCAGGAAGTAAGTTTCATTTGGTGTCAGTTCTATTGTTTGTGTCAGCACCGCGCGTACCCAGTCAACGTCCGTGCCGATATCATGCGCTGCGAATTTGCCACTGCGAACCGACGTTCCTGGATTGCCTTCATCGTCAATTTCACATAAATTCACGCTAATATCACCAGCCCCGCCAACTTTGCAGACCAATATCTCGATGTCGCTTAAGTTCATGTCCGACGTGGCGGTAAAACTTTGCGCTATTTTCGCACCGTCACTCAGTATGAAAGATGCCGCGCCACCTGTCTGATAAGAAAGTCCTAATTCCGTCGGCACGTAGCAATAACGCCAATCCAGCGTTCGCCACCAACCGTGGCAGGTCACGCGCGCGGTTTCTTCTCTCGAACCACCGTTCACAAACACTCTCGGAAAGCACAATTCATTTCTTAGTCGCGTCGCCATCGATAAAGCCTCGACCGCGTTCATCGACCCGCCACTTTCAAGTAGTTCCTTTACGCCGAATTTTGCGATTGAATCTGCATCTTCAACCCAGGGTGAAGTGCGACGTAGCCCAACCGTGTTACCGCCTGCTGATATCAGGTTGTAAGCAACCGCCACTTTATTATGCATTTCGTCAAGGTCAACCACTATCAGCACATCTTTATTTGGGATTTCCACCCGTTCAACGTAGCCCCACCAGACCATCTCGGCGTTATCATCGTAAATCTCAACACCGCACCGCAAGCAGTTTGCCAGTTCAAACAACTGTTCTACCTTGCCGGTGATTTCAAGTTCCGCAGTAGTGCAACCGCCGTAAACCGATTTTCCATACCGAGTCACGTCCACGTCAAGCCCAGCGGGTAAGACCTGTTCAAGCGTTAAGCCACGTTGTAAAAAGCGCACTTTCATAGCGTCAACCTTCTTGGTCTGTACTTGCCGGTCACCGATAGCGTCATGTTGATGGGTGCTTGGTTGATGTAGGTGCTATGCATCGCAAAAATAAAAGTGTGAGCGACTTTCGGTTTTAGTGTTAATTCGCCAACCATTTTTCGCAGTCCAAATTTCTTATTGTTCGCGTCCAGCACATAGCCTTTGTCACCGTCAACGACTACCGCGCCATTCTCGGCGGGCGCGTGTGCGGTCAAGGCAACAAAACTATCCTGCGGCAAAAACAAGATATCGTCAAAAGCCCATTGCCACGTTCCAGCGACCGCCGGCGTGGCGTGCAGTTCCAAAACCAAAGTGTCAAGTTGGCTTTCACCTTCCAGCCACGGTGGCAAGCGCAAGTCGAATAAGTCCAGCCAGTGACGCGCGGTCAGTTCGCTTTCTCTTACCCAGTCGGTTTCAAAGACTTTTATCGTGCCATGTTTGATAATGACTTTATACTTAAAATTAGAATATGCACCAGTAAAATGTGGACGCATCAACATCTTGACACGTTGCCCACAAAGTTGGTTGATAAGCGCGCTTGATAAATCCCAGGTCAAGATGGCGGACGATTGCCCAAAATCAAGCGTTCCCTTGACATACGCGCCACCCGACGCGCTCGCGTCACTAACAGGTGTTACACCAGTCGCGCTTTCAGCTTCAAGCGTCCATTCGCCGCTTATACTTCCCCAACCGACTCTGGTGTTGTTCACGCCAATCCATAGTGGGCCAAGCGGATATTCACTTGTGTTGTTCAGTGTTAACTTGCATGGCGTTTGCAGATCGCCACCAATAGCGTTGCTGGCAATTCTTAGCACATTCACGCGCTTATGTGCGATATTCGGGGGCGTTTTGCGTCCATCGTTGCAGTTGTAGACCACGCCACTATTGACGTTGCTAATCGGCAAGGTCGCCTCGGCCCCTTCCCACCAGTTTTTTCTGGTTATTAATAGCGACGCGTCCGGATATCCTTTACTCAGTAAATCATAGTAACTGCTTCCAACGTCCAGCACGCCGCTAACGATTTCAGATCGCCACCAGCCACCGCCTGTGTCGGCTTCCAGATAGACCTTATCGACGCCTTTATCTTCCTGCGATTGCGTAGCCTGTTGCAGTAGCCTGTTGATGAACGCGACGGTTTCGGATATCGTGGTGCGGGTGCCCATGAAGTCTAAATCAATGCGGGTGCCGACTTCATCAACCGTTGCCAATTCAGACCCCGCCACGAAGTTAGTAACTTTCAGCTTGACACCGTCCGTGAGCGATAAAGTGCCTATTTTCAAATTCATCTGATAACCTCTCTCACCACTTCAAGCGCGATTTTTCGGTAGTCATGCGGTTCCTGCACCACAATTGTTTGGTTAACTATTGGAATACCGCCACCGCCACCACCAGCGAAAGCGTATGCGGGCACGCTAAAACCACCGGAAAGTCCAGCACTAAACGCCACTTTCGCGCCACTGAACAAATCCTGAATACCAAAACTGTCAGCGACTTCGTCTGTTATCCTGTTGGCTTCCGACAGCACACCTGATAGTCCGTCGCTAAGTCCTTCTTCAAGCCCAAGCATCAGGTTTTCGCCAATGCCCATGAACACCTTCGATGGCGACTGAATGCCAAACGCGCTTTTGACACCACCAACTAAACCGTCCCAAAGGCCACCAATCCAACCTTTCACGGTTTCCCACATGTTCTGAATGCCTTCCCAAAGACCCATAATCAGATCTTTACCGGCTTCAACTATTTCGTCGCGGTTTTCCCATAGCGACGTTGCTATTGCTATGATAATTTGCGGTATCGCCTTAACAATCGTTTCAATGATTTCCGGCAACGCCTCGATAAGTGCCAAAAACAGTTCAATACCCGCGTCAACGATGACCGGCAAGTTCGCTATAAGCGTGTCAACAATGCCCGTGATAATTTCGGGCAAGCGCGCGACTATTTGTGAAACAATTTCCGGCATGGCCTGAACCAGGGACACCAAAAGCGTTACACCCGCCTCAATAATCGCGGGCAAGTTATTAATCAGAAAATCAATAATGCCATCTATGATTTGGAACGCCGCATCAACCAAACGCGGTATCGCTGCGATAAGCCCTTCGCCAAGTGCCATGATGATTTTAAGTGCCGCCTCAATAATCGCGGGCAGGCTGTCAAGTAGCCCCGTAATAAGCGTGTCAATAATCTCCAGTGCCGCATCAATAAGCACTGAAACGTTAGCGACAATTCCTTCCGCAAGCCCTTTGATAATCTCAACCGCCGCGGTAATAACCAGCGGGATATTTGTTATCAAACTGTCTACAAGTTGCAGAATGAGCGTAACCGCGGTATCGACTATGCTATCCACATTGTCGGCAAGCCCCTGAAGCAGCGCGGTAATGATTGTTATACCGAGTTCAAAAATTAGCGCATTGTACATGAGAAAGCCCTGTACAAACAGACCGACCAATTCACGCGCTATGTCGCCAATCATGGGCAACATTGCCATAATGCCATCAAACAACGCCCACATGATGTCGGGTGCGGCGCTTGTTAGCACGGGTAAATTGTCCGTAATGCCTTGCAAAAACGTCATAACAACGTCAATGCCAGACTGCAAAATACTCGGCAACACGTCAGAAATAAGCGATGGCAACGTCGCCACAATAACGGGCAACAATCCGATAATTAGCTTTCCTATGCCCTTAATTGACGTGCTAATACGCGGCATTAAATTTCTGAAAGCGGTGCTTGCGCTCTCAACAAAATTGTTTACCAGCGTATCAAAATCCTGCGTGTCATCCGCAACGCCGACCAGCAAGTTAGACCATGCGGCTTTCATAGCAAACAAACTGCCAGAAATAGTACGTTCCGCTTCGTCCGCAGTTGTACCAGTAATGCCCAATTCATACTGTATCGCATGGATAGCTTCAAAAACATCGCTCAAGTTGCTAATGTCATACTTGACACCGGTCAGCTTTTCGGCGTCGGCAAGCAACCGTTCCATCTCGGTTTTCGTGCCACCATAACCAAGCTTCAGGTTATCCAACATCGTGTAGTTTTGCTTCGCGAACCCCTGATAGGCATCCTGAATAGACCCCATTGACGTGCCCATTTTATTAGCGTTATCCGCCATATCACGCATCGCCATATCAGCAATATCGGCGGCTTTATCGGTATCGCCCGCCAAACTTTGTAGCAGACTTGCAGAAAACGACGTGACATTCGCCATGTAAGTATTCGCCGACACACCAGCGGTCATAAACGCTCTGGACGCGTTTTCAATCACTTTTGGAGCGCTTTCGCCAAATAACGTTTCAACGCCACCGACCTGTTGCTCAAAATCTGCAAATTCATCAATGGCATTTTTGATAAAACCAGAAACGGCCGCACTCGCGCCGCCGACTGCACCGGCAATTCCGGTGAACGCCTTTTCACCGATGCCCTGAATTTTTCCAAGCGCACCAGCGAGTGGCGAAGTATCGCCATCAATTTCAATAATCAATTTATCAGCGGAAAAACTCATTTGTCACCGCCTTTTAATAATTTCGTGAGTACCTCGCGCTGCGCTTTTTCAGCATCGCTAACTGGCACTCGGTAAAGTCCTTGAACGCGCTTCAGTTCAGCTAATTTGTCTTTCGGCACGTCGCCATGTTTGATAGAACGGATTTTCGCGCGTACTCTCAACGGACTGTCTTCAGTCAGGTTTTGCAGCAGCACATTGAATAAATACCAATGCAAGTGTTTCGTCTTTACTAAGTCGATACCGTATTGACCGAGAAATGACGCATATATCGCGCCACTGTCAAAGTCCATGTCAAACAGGCGCGTATCACCTGAACCATCGCTTTTGCGTCCTTCGATGTTGACTTGTTCCGCACCTTTACATGACAGGAACTTGCCGACTTCGTGTAATGTGTCAATGGTGTAGAAATCCGGCCACTCAGTAAAGATAAGCGCGCTGATTTCGTCCATCGTTGCCACAAAGTAATCTAAATCACGTGTGAGCCTGTCAATATCCAGCGTGCCAACAATCCGCATGACGCGTAGCCAAACGCGATAATCCGTGCGCACTTTGCAACCGCTTATTTTGTTTGGTAACGCGTCAATTAGAATGTTCATTTGCGCTTTTGTTTACTCGGTACGCCTTGCTTTAGTGCGGTTAGCGTCTTTACCGCGTCGCTCAACTCTTTTAGCTGCTCAAGCACTGGGTTAGCCCTTTCACGCAAATTGTCATCAACAATCTGATAGTAATTCGCGCGATAAGCCTCAACCAGCTTTGTGGCGATAAAGTAAAGCCTGTCAAGGTTCTCGTTTTCGCCATTTGGAAATAACTCATGCGCTGCATCGTCGCCCAGCAGGATGCTTACAAGTTCAATGTCGCTTGAGTATTGGCTTTTATTGCCCATGCCAGCATCATGATCGCGGATGGCCTGTTCTACTTTTTCCGTCCTGGGGGCAACAGGATATTCCCGGCCCCCTATGGACACGACGATCTGTTTTGGTTCGTAATCAATGTTCATTGCTGATTATTCCTCAGCACTTAGCACAACTGTCTGACCAACACGAATACATTTGTTTTCAGCATTGATCTCTGCCACAGTAATGGTGTGGCCAGTTGTAGCGGCAATATCAGCTAAGCCGTCCCATGAAGTCCAGCCGGTTGTTAGAACATCAAACAGTTTTGGCAATGCGGGGGCAACAGCGTCAAGCATGTATACATAAGTGTTTCCGACCAACCCTGGTGGACTCACTTCAATTTCTGTGTTGCCAGCTCCCGTGCCTGCTTTTGATGTAACGGTAAGCGCAAGAGCGGACTCCCCGGCCCCCGAGAACGTGCGGTCGCTGAGGTCGAAGTAACCGTCAATGTGATCACCGATGCCATTCAGGTTGCCGGTCATCTTCAGTTCGCCACCTGGGTCACCGCTGATTTCGGTCACTTCAACCGAACACTTGAATTTACGCGCGGCAACAGGCGTGGTTTTCGGCAACCCAGTGGCAGCGTCGATGATGTTATCCGTGCGGATATACTCAACCTCGGCGGCCGTGCCTACTTTGCGGTTTCGCGCGATGCCGTAAATCTTGTTAATTGCGTCTTCACTGTCAATGTACTCGGCGTCAAAGGGAAATACGTTTTTGTAACCCAGCGTGTAGGTTGTTTTTGACTTATCGTTGATATAAGCCGTTTCCTTTGTTTCGGGGTTCAGCTGTTCATCCAGCTTTGTGAAGCCAGTGCCCATCAACTTCCAGGCAGGCGTTGAAGATGTGCCGCAATTCAGATAATCGGCAATCATGTATCTTAAAACTTGTGCCATGTTTTAACCTCTCTTTTCCAGATATGTAATGCGAACCGTGAACATGTACTTTGCACCAGTCTCATCTTGACCGGCAACAAAAGGCATGTTATGCAGGTTCTTAATTGATTGAATTTCGCAATTTGCGGGAAATGCCGGAAAATTGCGTTGTTTTGCTTGTTCGTCCACCCAGCGCATCACCGCCTCAGTATCAAACAAAATTTCAGCGTTTTCTGCACTGTTTGGCGTTTCTGTGTTCGCGGGCTTGAACTGAATAATCGCGAAGTCATATTCTCGGACGGTCGCTCCGCCAAGATAGGTTTTGATGATGCTCTCGGCGGCTTGCGTTCCAACGATTGTGTTATCGTTTTGCGCAACGCCAAAGTTAAAGAACAAATCCTTGATAGCAGGACATGAGTAAAGCCAGTCCCAGACTGCTTGATGCTTGTTATCCGTCATTTCAAACCTCGCTGTTTGATATAAGCACGCAACGATCGTAGCAACTCGCCAAATTTACTCGGACGTGCTGCCTTATCCCATTCACGCGTCGCCAGTGGATGTTTATCTTTCTTGAAATTCGCGTTCATCTTGTAAACTGCTGCCGCGTATTCCTGCTCGTAGATAATCTTTTTCGGCTCAATAGTGGTGTTAGACGCCAACGCGCCTGTATCAAACGGTACGAATGGATAGATAAGTCGGTTCCACTCACTTGCCGCGAAAGTCCAGAACGTGTCATTGTCGATTTTGCGAATAGCACGCGGGATATTGATGTCTGCTCTAATTCGTTTCACTCTGAACATTTCAATCCTCACTCACAAACAGGTGCGCTGTGTTGGGTAAATCGCGGTTATCCACCAGGACGTTCACTACAAAGCATGAACCAGCGTATTTATTGCGCAAAGCCGTTCCGCTGTCATTCTGCTGCAACGTATCATTAACATGCCCCTTGACCACGATATCACCCTTGCCAATTGCAAACCCATCTGGCATTGATTTACTCAGTATGCGCGCGATAAAACCATTTCGCGGGACAATCTCAGTACCGCTAATGACCTGTCTTGCGCGATGTCCGAAAAAACAACCGTCCAAATAAAAGCGCGTCCAGTTCGTAATGGTTTTGCCGTTAGCGTCCTTTGATGCCACGCGATGATAGACTGTCAGTTGTTTATTCCAAACCAATGACCGAAAAAGACTCATTCCTACGCCCATCTACTCAGTAAAGACACACCCGCTGCGTTCTTTTCGCCTTCCAGGTACGTGCCTATCAATTCACGCGCCTTGCTTTCTACCGCGTCAGGCGTTAGTACCGCTCCAGCCGCGTAACTGATAGAGTAGCCGTCGTTACTTTCGGACTGCACCTGTGGCGCGTCGGCTTTCTCATAAAGCCTGATAAGTTCGTAAGTGAGACGTTTTACCGCCTCACCTACTTCGTTATCATTTTTTAGACGTCCGAATGTATGACGATCTATCGCCTTGCGCGCCATAAACTCATGACGCAGGAACGCGGTTTCGTCCAGCATGCCGTCGTAAGATTTGTACTCGGCGAATGTCAAATAAGCCATCGTTATGACTTAATCATGGTAGCAGTTACGACAATGTACGCCACGGCTTTAGCCTTAGACGATACAAAGTCAACCACTTCGATAATGTCACCAACACTCGGCTTTGGATTGGTCGATACCGCGGTAAATCCAGTATCAGCCTGGTCATAGACCACGCGCGTTGTTGGATTAACGCGATATTTCGCGGTACCACTGTTGCCGGTAACCGTGAGAGCGGTCTCACCAGCACCAGTGCCAGCAGCAGCAGTGACAGTCAGTGAGCCAGGTGAGAAAACCACCTGAACCGCACTCGCACGGGTCACTTTGTGTTCATAGACCATGCGACCCTGAACAGCGGACGCGCCAATGTAAGTGTTGGTAAGGTCTTTTACTGCAACAGGAACGCTCCATTCATTCACGCGGGTTGCCCAACCTGGGTGTCCACAAACAAAAGCCAAGCCAGGGGTTTCATCGTTCCACTCGTATACGTTAAAGCCAGCGATACGACCAACCGCACCACTTTGCACGACTTCATCGCCTAAGTTGGATGCGTCTGTAAATTTTGGTGATTCCAAAAGCAACGCATACGTATCAGGTGTTACTAACGCATAACGTTTCGTGCGTGGGATTTTCGCCTTTGACATCTTAGTGCGGATACTTACGAACTTGGAATAGATATTGTCTTTATCAAGTTGCCCCACATTGTTTGTGGTACCGGCAGTTACAAGTTCAGTTCCACCATCATCGTCAAGCTGTTGCGCAAGTGAATAACCTGCGCTGTCAAGGCGGTCTGCTACCAAATTGTCAGGTACTGCAGCGGCTTCATAGCCATCAATCAGCTCATTGACCGCCTTATCCTTGCTGATTAAAATATCAAGATAAGTAGTTGATCCTTGCGAGATTGCTTTACCGGTCGCCACATCATAATCACCAACACTGGTTTCGCTGTCACGTACAGGAATTCTGACTTTTCCGGCGACTGGGTCGCCTTCGTAATCATTGTTAAATACAATGCCATCCTGAAGGACAAGCTCTTTTCTTAATTTCGCTAATACCAATTTGGAATAGCGATCTTGTAATGCATGGGTTTTAGCCATAATTTCACCTCATAGTTGTTAGTTAATCGTCCACCTTCAACCCTGGGTTTTTCTTCAAAAATGCCTTTTCGACACCTGACATCGTGTCCGGAGCGGAAGGTGAGTGTTTCGTGCCCTGCACCGTTACGGTTTCGGGATCTGTAAATTTCTTGTTCTCATCCAGTGCCAGAAATGCTTTCAGGTTCGCATCGAAGTCGTTGTTTTCGTCCATGCGAGAGACCTTGAACATGACATAGTCAGCGTCTTCAGCTCTCACACCCGCTTTCAATACGGCGAGTTCCATTTGCAACTCAGTATTGTGCTTTTTCTGCTCTTGATACAACCTCTCGCGCTCAGCGACCTTTTCGGCTTCCGTCTGTTGAGATGATTTCCATTCCTTATAAGCTTTTAGTTCGTCATCGTTCGGCATTTTCGCGCGTTCACGTGCAATGCGCTTGCTTACGATTTCGTCTAATTCCGCTTGCGTGAATGTCTTTTCCGCCCCTTTTGGCGTTTGTTCCTCAGTAGCCTGAGTGTTTTCCTGATTTTCATCAGTGCTTTTGACTTCTTCAGTCATGATTTACTCCGTTTCTGCCCGTCGGCATCTATCATTTTTTAGGGAATTTTCGGCGGTAAACTCTGAATTCCCTATTTAATTGTTGCTTAGATTATACCACATTTTTCACGCGGCAAACTAATTTATTCCTGCACTCACGGGTCTGAACCCACTAACACGCATTCGGTCTGCACGAACCGGCAACCCAAATCTCTTACTGAGTTCCATGTACTTATCACGCAAAACATTTATCCGCGCCTGCTCACGTCGCCTTGTTATGTCATCGCCAGCCGCCGCTGCCAATATAGCACGGTCTTTCGCCTGTCTTATTGCCGTTTCTATTCGCCGTTGCAATTGCGTCGCTTCGTATGTCGTGTATTCGCGCCCTTCAAACTCAACCGTTCGTGTTGACATCTCGTAAAGACGTGCCAGCTCACTTGCAGTATGTGCGGGTCTTGATATGCCCATCAATATCGGGAACGCAATATGGCGACAATTCCAGTAGCCAATCGGACGCTCCAAGTCGCTTTGCAGCCGCTTGAATTGTCTGTTAGAAAACTGCTTGCCCTGATAGGGAAGGTGATCATGCGC